CAGGTCGTACGGCTGGCTGGCGGCCTTACGTGACCAAGCGTTGGACAAGGTGGGGAAGGTCAGCACGAGTGTGGTAACCGAGCTGGTGTAGCCGGCGTTCAGGGTGGTGTTCGCGTCGTCGTAGCGGCGCACGGTGTCGTCGTAGACGCCCGAGTACCACACGTCCGCGGGCAGGCAGGTGAACGTGAACGTGCGGGTGACCGCGCCCAGGTCCTGCACGATCCCCACCGCCAAAAGCGGGATCGGCTCGGCTTCCAGGCCGGTGATGGTGATGATCTCCCCCGGCGACACTCCGCCGCACGCCGCGGCCAGCGACGGGTTCTTCAACACGTCGACCACGACGGTCTGATACCGGGCCCGCACGAGGGTGCCCTTGGCGACCTCCCAGCCGGCCCGCAGGTACAGGGTGGCGTCCGACCGCTGGTTGATGTCCAGATCGCTGCCGCCGCGGTACTCGCCCACCCCGGCCGGCGGGACCTGCGTGGACAACGGGCCGGTGGTGCGCGAGACGGTGGCCTCCGCCCCGGACGCGTTCTTGATCGTGACCACGTTGATGGTCTGCTGGTCGTCGACGTCCTTAGGGATCTTGGTCAGGTGGGTGGGGTAGGTCAGTGCCAGCGAGGCGGTCTGATTCAGGCGGGCCCGGCGGCAAAACATGGTCAACGCGATGTCGAGGGGCTCGTCATAGATCAGCGCGTTGTCGGTGTCGGCGATCTCTTTCAACAGGTCGAGGATCTTGGCTGGTTTCTGCGCACCCATCGGCATAGTGGTGCCGGCGGTGCCGATCATGTACGCCTGCAACCCGAGCTCGATCATGGTGCGCAGGAACCGGGCCCCGGCGGTCTCACCGACGTAGCCGTCGAATGAGCGGATCGCCGCGAAGGATTGCAGGTCGTCGGCCACGCTGGTCACGCCGAACACGTGACACATTCGGGCTCCGTCCACCACCGCGTTGCCGGCCACCGACCACGTGCTGAGGGCGCCGGTAGTACCCGCAAAGGTGGGGCTGACGCCGTACAGGAACGCCCCGCCCTGCGGATACCAGGCCGGCTCCACGGTGACCGTGCCCGCGGCAGCGGACACCTTCACCCGGAACGTGATCCACTGGTTGGGTTCCGCACCCGTGCCGTACAGCGAGTTGGACAACAGCAACACCGTGCCGGCGCGGTCGCGGACCTCGAACTGATACGACCCGTTGTTGATCTCCACAAACCAGCGGTAGCCGTTGGTGGTGGTCCACTGGATCAGCGGGAAGTACGTCGCCGACGCCGGGATCGAGGGAAGCTTGAAGCTGAAAGCGATCTGGTAGCCCGGGTTGGTTCCGGCGATCTTGCGGAAACTGCCCGACATGACCGTGGCCGCCGACAGCAGCGCGCAGCTGCCCGACCCGGCCGGGGCATCCGTGTCACCCAGGGTCACCCCGGCGGCGATGGTCGCGGGTAGCCCGCCGGGCTGCGAGTTGGTGCCGGCGGTGGCGTCGCGGCCGTCCTCGAGCGGCCAGTGCCCGACGCTGTTCGCGTACGCGGCGTCGACCTTGTACATCGGGGAACGCAGCGGATCCGTCCACCGGGCAAGCCGGCGTAACAGCCCCTCGCCCACCACGTCCGCGACGGCCCGGCCGCGGGTGCCGGGCGTGTGTTCCACCGTACGGTCCGGTTTGATCGACGACAGCTCCGACCACTGCTGATCGCCGCCGGCCACCCGCACCCGCATCTTCGTGTTGCGCCCGTACAGCCCGTACAGGTCGCTGGTCGGGTTCGTCGGGTCGTAGCGCAGGTCGTCGTTGTTGAAGGACAGCTCGACCCGAGCCGGGCGGGTGCCCGACTCACCGTCCTGCCCCTTGGTGATCTTGATGGATTCCTGGGCGAACACGTCGCCCTTGGCGGCGCCCTTGGCCTTGACCTGTTCCACCCACGCGCCGTTGATCCACAGTTGGACGGACACATCCTGCGGGGCCATCAGGTAGCCACCCGGATACCCAACTGCGCGGCCCGGCCACCGCGCTCATTCACCCTCGCCGCGATCAACGTAATCAGGGTATCGATCAGCGCGTCCCCGCGGATCGTCACCCACCCGCCACCGTCCCCGGCGCCGGCACCGCCGGTGGTGACCCGCTCCCCGGCTTGCAACACGGCCAGGACGTTAGAACCTACGACGCCGGGCACCGTGCCCACACCGGCGTGGAAGGTGGGCAGGTGCGGCACGCTGACCGAGTTGCCGCCGATGAACGGCACCCAGGACGGCACCGACCAGGACAGCCGGCCCACCGTCGCGTTCCAGGCGCGGGCGATGCCGTTGAACGCGGCCCGGTACGGGGCCATGATGAAATTTGCCACCTTGGAAAAGGCGGACCCGATCCAGCCGGGAATTTTCTTCAGGAATTCCCACGTGTCGGAGGCCGCCCGTTTGATCCACGCCCAGGACGCCCGCCACGCTTTCGAAAACCAGTCGGTTTTCGTGGCGATCAGCACGATGATCGCGATCAGCGCGACGATCCCCACCACGATCCACGTGATCGGCGAGGCGAGTAGGGCCGTGTTCATGAGCCACTGCGCGCCCGCCCAGATCTTCGTGCCGACCGCGGCGGCTTTCTGCGCGATCGTGTTCGCAATCGTCGAGACCTTCATCTCGGCCAGCGACAGCAGTAGTGGGGCGGCGCCGCCGGCCAGGTCCGCCCAGCCCTGGATATAGGCGACGATGCCCTGTTTCCCGGGGCCCTGCATGATCGTCGCGGTGCCGTCGATCACGTCGTGCACGCCGATGATGTTGCGCTCGGAATTGTCGGCGGCCTCCCCCACCCGCGACAATCCGCCCGCGTGCTCATCCAGGCTGCGGGTCGCCGACCCGGCCGTGTCGCCCATTTTCTTGGCCGAGCTACCCACCCGATCGAACGAGTCGGTGAGCGGCTTTTCCTCACCGGCAAAGGTGAGGGTCACCTGATTGGGCATATCTAGCTGACCTCCAGCCCGGACTGTTTCGCCAGCTCGGTCAGCCCGGCCGACATGATGTCGGTTACCTCAGCCAGTTTGACTTTCAACCCTTGGTACAGGTAGCGGCCGTCACGCAAGAACGGGCGGGCCGGCGGCCGGCCCTTGCGTTTGCCCTCACCGCCGAAGTCCAGCCACGGCACCCACGGCGCCCGGTTCCCGCCGATCGCCACCCTGGCGTCCCGCTGCGAGGAGCGGGCCTTGAGTGAGGCGCGGGCCCGGCCGGTCTTCGACGGGATCCGCGGCCGGGCGTAGTCGATGACCACGCCCGCGGCGTCGTTGAGCACGAGACGCAGCATCTTCGGCAGGCCCGCATCCAGGGCGCGCAGGTGGGCCTGGAACTCTTTCAGCCCGGTGATGGTGATCTTGTCAGGCATCAGGCGCCCGCCATCTTTTCGGCCAGTTCCTGCCTTTGCGCCTTACGGGCGCAGTAGCGGGTCCACAGCACGTATTCGGCCTGGTCCATTTGCTGCACCTCCGCCACTGATCGGCCCAACTGTTCGGCCAGGTAGAACGTGAACTCCAGGTCAGGATCGTTTTCCAGGGCGAGGTACGCGGCTTTTCCCGGCGTCCTGCGTCATGCCGGACAGCCGGCCGATGGCCTCCGACAGTTCGGTGATCACCATGAAATCGCCTTCGGCTTCACCCCAGGCTGCGACGTCCTCGGGTGTCATCGCCGGCTCGACCAGGCCGAGCGAGACGAGCAGGTTGTCCCGGTCGGTCAGACCGCCTTCGGTTTCGCGGATCCGGATGGCCTCGTTACGGGTCAGCCCGCGGATGATCACTGATCCGCTGCCGTCGGACAGCTTGTATTCCTCGGTCTTCCCGGCGGTCTTGCGGGCCAGGATCTCTTCACGCGTCAACGCCATGGTTTCCCCCTGTGCTTGTTACGGCAGTGCGGTGGTGACGACCGGGCCGGACAGCTCGAACTCCGCCGCCCAGGTCACCATGTCATCGACCGGGTTGGTCTCGGTGTACTTGGTCAGCACCCCCGAACTCGCGTCGTTCGGCTTACCGGTGCCCACCCCTTCCGGGTTGCGCACGATCGCACAGGTGGTGCCGACCAGGGTCAACAGGGCGTTGCGCGGGCCCACGCTGGCGGTGTTGTCGTAGGTGCCACCGCAGGTGAACTTGCCGTCGCCCAGGCCGCCGAACTTGGTGTGGTCGGTGGCGCCGTAGCCGGTGGTGTCGTGCACGTCCGCGGTCTTCTCGAAGGTGGACGTCTTGGTGTACGGGCTGATGTCCTTGGTGGCCACCAGCAGTTTCGTGGTCTTGCCGTGGACGAATGCCATGGTGGGCTCCTATGCGCCAACGCCGGTGATCTTGCAGTGGAACAGGCCGGCCAGGTAGTCGGCGCCGCCGATCTTCGGGATGTCGATCTCGGCCCAGCCGACGGTGATGTCCGAACACGACGTGTACGCCGGCGTGGTCGTCGCCGAATCGATCACCGCTTTGATCGACTGGGCGCCGGATCCGCGCAGGTACGGGGCCAGCCGTTTGAGCGCGGCCCGCCGACTCGTCGCCATGCCGGTCATCACCACGATCAGGTGATCGTCGTAGTCGTCTTGGCCGCGGCCGTATGTGCCGTCGAAGTTGATCCGGTCCGGCGGGTACTGCACGGCGGTGGTGCCGGTGATCGCACCCGGGAAGCCGAACTCGGCGACCCGCAGCCCGGTGATCGTTTTCAGCCGTGTGTCGATTTCCGACATCACCGTGTACAGGTCCATGTCAGGCCGCCCGGCGGCGGCGGCGGACGACGCCCAACAGCTTGATCACGTCCGGGTCCAGCTTGGCCAGCATCCGGATCTCGGAACCCTGATCGGGTGAACCGGCCACCCCCTGCGGGGCGTCACGCCGGAAACCCAGCCGGCCGAGTTGCAGCCGGGCCGCCATCGGCACCACCCCGGGAAACGCCGTCCACCCCCACGCAGCGGTGATCACATTCGACACCGGCGCCCCCGGATACGAGGCGATCGGCCACACCGTGGTCGCGATCCGGGTCCATGGCAGGCCGTCCGCCGGGGCGTTGTCCGGCAGCAGGATCGCCCCGGACGATGCGTAGGCGACGCCGTTCACGAGCAGCCCGGTCGCCGACTGGACGTCGTCGATCTCCAACTCCCACAGGCCGCTGTCCTGATTGAGCAGCGGCGGACGCCGGTAGGTGCGGGCCGCCGGGGCGGCCAGCGAGCCGAACTGCCGGTTACAGCTGGTGTCGATCAGCCTGGAAACCGCGGTGATGGCCACGGCGAGCTCCGCATCGTCGACCGTGTCGGCGATGCGCAGGTACGCCTTGGCCTCAGCCAAGGTCAGATAGTCGGGCTTCCAGGCCATCGGCTATTCGGCGTTCGGCCCGAACATGGTCGGCGCCGGTTCGGCGTCGGCGATCTCCAGCGGTGTGCCGGCGTCCTTGACGGTCGCGGCCGGGCCACTGATGCCGGGCGTGCCGGCCACCTTCGGGTCGATCTCGCCCCGGGACACCGACGGATACACATAGTCGAAGCCGCGCAGGTTCGTCGGTTCCGGCGGGACCGGGGCGGCGGACAGCGGGTCGGCGTCGGCGATCTCCATGCCCTCCTGCGGTGTGCCCACCAACGCCTCGCGGACGTCGTCGACGGTCATCACCTTGCCGCCGAGCGACACCCAGCCGTTGCGCTCGAGCTCCATCAGATCGCCCTGCGACAGCTGGAACGTGTGCTGCGCCGGAGTCACCCCCGGCGGGCGCCCGGCCGCCGCGAGCTGCGCGCGCAGCGCCGTGTTCTCCGCGGCAAGCCGATCCCGGTCCGCCGCGATCTGATCCTTCGTCTCTGCCATTGACCTTCCTCAATCCATGTCCGAAATGGCCTCAATGCCGGCGGCAAAACAGGAACCCCGTCCGGTTTGTGCTTGGTCGACCAGGCACAAACCGGACAGGTGGGCCTGGCTATACCGGGTCGTACACGACCTCGCGGATCCCGTTGAAGTCGGTGACCCCGAACGCCTTGTAACCCCAGATCCCCATGTCGACCCAGGCGACGCGCCACACGATGTCGATCTGCTTGGGCGCCGACGCCCACGCGCACACCTTTTCCGGGTCGAACATCCAGCTTGAGGCGGGCACGACGCCGGTCGCCGCGGTCGCCCAGGCGGGAATCCACTGCTTGCCGTGCGCGTCAATCGAGGTGAGTGCCGGGTCGGTGGTGCCCATGCTGTTCTGCGGGTTGATCGCCGGATACAGCCGGCGGCCTGCGGTGTCCTTGGCCGCGGACATGGCTTTGTACAGGTCGATCTGCGTGAACACCTTCCGGAACCGGTCGCCGCCGCGCACGTATTGCAACGGCACGAGCGCCGCGGTGATCGCCTGATCCAGCACGCTGTCCGCGGCGGCCGTGGTGATCGTGATGTCCGTGATGCTGGCGGCCAGCGCGACCAGCTGCGCCTGAACGAACGCTTCCAGGGCCTCGTAATAGCCACGGCGCATCTGGGTGAAGATCAACCCGGACATTTGCGGGTTGCCGCCCTGGTCAAACGCCTCGCGGGTGATCTCCACCTTGCCCGACACGGCCGATGGGGTGAGGGTCTGCGCGGTCGCGACGAACGTGCCCGGCGTCGGCTCGGTGCCGGTCACATGATCAGCGACCAGCCCGGAGCTCGAGGAGAACTTGGGGATGACAAACGGGGTCACCACGTCGAGGGTGCCCTTGTCAACCGCGTTCCACATCGGGTACTCGAAGTCCATCTGGTCGACGTACATCTCCGGATGGTTCTGCGGGTAGTTCAGGTTGGCCACGTTCGCCGGGGTGATCGCGAACTTGTGGCCGGCGTCGGAGTCCGGGTCGAAGTACGCCTCGATGAACGTCTGCGCCCGGTCCCGGGCGGCCAGGTCGCTCCCGCGGGTCGGGTGCTGCATGGACCACAGATCCGAGCTGAAGTCGTGCGTGCCCTTGCGCAGGTTGCCCTTGCGGTCGAACCGGTACGGCGGCGGCTCGGAAACCTGTGCGGGCCCGTGGTGCGGGCTGACCGGGGTCGGGCCGGCGGGTAGCTGCGCGGTCGCCTGTTGCTGCGCGAGTGCGACCAGCGCGTTGATCGTCGCGGCGTCGAACTGGGCGAGCGGGTTGGGCACGGGCACGCCGGTAGCCGGCGGGGGCGGCGGCGGCGGAGCGGTCTGGGTGGTGGTGGTGGTGTGGGCTGCGAACGTGGCGCACGCGATGTTGGCCGCGTGCCGCTGCCCGCAGTGCTGGCATGGATCCATCTGGGTTCCTCCTGTGCGGCTCGCGGCCACTCTGGTCACGCGTGCGTCGTCGAAAGCGGGCATGAACGTGCTGGTCGTCTCGCGCCATGTGGCCCGGGTCACGTGGAACACGTCGTCGTCGTCGAAATAGCCGTCGCCGTCCGCCGGATCGAACGAGTTGTCAACGCCGATGGAAAGCCCCGAGTAGAGGCCGTTGGCTGCGTCGTAGAGCAGTTGGTCCCGCTCAGCCTTAGCCGCGGACCCGTCCGGGCCGTCCAGCACGGCCAGCTCCACCACAGGCCCGGCAGCGCCGTCGGTGATCGAGCGGTGATATCCGACGGGTGTCACATGATCTTTGAGGACGGGCATCCGGGCCGGATCGGCCGAGTACTCTAGC